AATGTTGACAAAGACAATTGGCCGATGTTAATGCAATTAGTCCATAAAATATTGTGTGACAATTTAAAATCATAATATTTAAATGAAAGCACTTCCGCCAACGTGCTATATATGCGATCAAAAATGCGAAAAGCCACACATGCGCGCTTGGAATCCTTATTTCAACGATAAGGTTATTAGCTGCTCCTCAAAGTGCCATAAAGCATTTATTGAGATGCTGCAACGAATAGGGCAAAGAGAAAGAGAAAAAAATGAAAATACCTGATGAGATCGTCGAATTCTGCCATAATTGGTTTTCAGAACATGGATGCATAGGCCCATATTTGCTTTGCAGAAAATTTAAGATCAAACCTGATTTGGCTACCAAAATTCTGAAATTTCTAAAATATCCAGAAAATGTGCTAAAAAATAAAAAAGTCGACACGTTTAAGATATGGTGTGAAGCTCATGGCGTGTCCACACGTAAGCCAAAGGGCAAAAAAGCTTCTAGATATAGTGTGAATGAATATGGCCATTCACAAGCTATTAGGAACTAGGCGATTTATAACCATAACGGTAATTATCAGACGTAGATATGAAAGAATCCTTACCATGTCCGTTTTGCGGAAATGACAAAATTAGAATTATGGAAGATGGAATTTCGAAATTTACATATTCCTGGTGCGGATATTGTGGTGCACGTGGTCCATCGGCTTATAATATAGATGATGATATTGAAACTATGATAAATAAATGCATTGAAAGATGGAATGAACGAAATGAAGGACGATAACTTCAAGGACTTCATCGAATGGTTAGAAGAAGTTGATAATTTCTATTATATTTTAGATAATGAAAAATTCCCTGGGAAAAGGTATTTAAACGAAATCGATCAAGCTACTTTTGATGCTGTTAGGATTGCAACGCGAGCTTTTTACGAAAAAGCCAAGGAGTTCTATGAACGAAAGTGATGTACGCAAATTTTCAGACGCAGATATGGAAAAAAAGAAATGTGGACAATTGAATTAAATTTAGATGACGACTTTGCCAGTTCATGTGCTTATCATATTGATGAATATATGAACACAGTCAGAAATAATCTTGAACATGCTAGTTCTGGAGAAAAAACTCAACGCTGGGTTTTAGTAGGATTGGCTTATACACTTGAAGAAGCCAGTGATAAGTGTAAAAAAATAAGAGAAATGATGTGCAGAATCCATAATCGCGAAATAAAATCATTACCTCTTGCTGATTAAATATAAACATAATTGGAGTAAAGAATGAATGCAAAGCAATCCAAGGCCTTAAATAAGGTCTTAGAAGCCTTGAGCTTTTACGCAAATTCTAAAATATATTGGCCAAAGGCAATACCTCTAGAATTAAATTGCGATTTACGAACTTTAAAAATTGCTAGAGAACATCGTGAAGCCAGTGAAATTCTTCAAGATAAAGGAGAGCTTGCAAGAGAAGCTCTTTTTGAATTTGAGGGAGAATTTCCTGTGAATTATACATTTCAAACAGAAATCTAGAAAATATACCTATTTATACTCATCTTTAGGTATAAATTTTCAAAGGAATTCGTGAATGGAAAACGAAAATAGATATTATAAATTAAATATGTCGGCCATTCCGACTAGTATGCTTCATCCGTGTATAACTAACGCCTTCAAAATGGGGTTTGCGAATATTGCTATTAAAAAAAAGGAAACATGTCCTCATTGGATTGATTTTCGAATTTATGATTTCCTCTCAGACGAGCTTAAAGATGTTTACTCGAATCAATTTATGACCACTCAAATTTTATTTCGTCCGCATCAAAATAAAATATATGTAATGTGCAGTGATCTTAATACATTTTCTCATTATCCTAGATGCGATTGTTCTAAACACTATAAAAAAACAATTAAAGCTTTTTCAAAGGAATTGAAGTTAACTGGCAAGGCTTTATTAGAGGAAAGGAAGAAAAGAAATAAGGGATAAATGAATTGAGGTTTATTCAGCTTTTTTTATTTGCCTCTCATCTTTAATCATACAGCTTTCCTTGTGAAGCAAAAGAGTTTTAATTACAGCTAAATCTGTCCTAATATTGCCAAATTCTCTATCATGATCAGATATTTTTTTTTCAATTTCCTTGATATCTCCTCGCAACCAAGTAAATAAAGTAATGATAATACCAATTATAGAAACTGCAGAACCAATAATGGTCCATATGATAGCCCAATCCATTTTCACCTCTTTCCTTTATAATATCACGTAAAATAAATCAAGTCAATAATTAGCAAAATTCGCATTTACTCCTTTGACTTTTCATTCATTTTTTATCGATATAGGTGCACGAAATAAATTTATTTCACCCTATAGGAGATAAGTATGAAAAATTCAGGTGAACACTACAAAGGTTCAAATCCAGATAAAGGCCCTCCAATGAAAGAAGGAGAGCATCATTTTGATAAAGGTTACTCATCAGATAACTCGCATTTTGACCCTTACATGGAAAGCGAACGCGAACGCGGTAATCGCTACATGCAAATGCAAAATGAAATCGTTCATAGAGATACCAAGAAGTTAAATAGATCAAAGTTTAGCAAAATCGCTTAACAGGTGCTAAATGATTACCGATCTTCCTTATAGAACTTCTGGCCAGCAGCTTGGCGAAACACGCCAAGCTATGGGTAAACGTCTAATGAAAGATTTAGAAGAAATAATCGAAAGCGATCGATGTAAGAAGATCGAAGAAAAATACTATGTGGTTTTCCATGCAAAGCCTTGGCCAACTCGACCCGATATCATAAAGATAAAGAAAATGGTCATACAGCATAGAAAACCGCCAATGATGCTTTCTTGCATGTGCTTTGGAGTAGATAACAAAGAAGGGAAACTGACTCTCGAATGGGCGCTTCCGGGTTCATGGCCTACATGGGCTTGTGAAGGCAAAAATGAACCTATTCCCGAAGTTATCGGGTCTTTAAAAGAGCTCTCCAAAACATGCAATTTAGATAAAGTTTTAGCTTACTAGCTCGCAATCGGCCAAGCCGTAAAGAGCAACGTGTCGTCGACGTCAACGGATGAAAAAAAGGGCATATTAGCACTGGTGCCGAGTGCAAAAGGAAATTATGTCAGAAGAAAAAGAGGAAATTGTAGAACAACCAGTACAAGATCAAGTGCAAGCTCAAGAACAGATTCCTGAAGCTGAAACAGCTCAAGAGTCTGTTAAAAAGGATGTTGAACACAATTGGGCCGAAGCAAATAAAGTTCTCAAAATGCAAAAAGCCATGATTGAAGAACTTCAATTGCAAGTTTCAGAACTTAAGAAGCCAAAAGTTCAAGAAGCGCCCGATGAATTTGATCAACTAGATCCAGAAGACTATTTACAAGTAGGAAAAGCTCGGCAATTAGCAGAAAAAGTTGCAGAGAAAAAAGCTCAAGAGGCTGCTAAAAAAATAGTCCAAGAGTATGTGCAGCAGCAAACTATCGAAAGTGATGAGCGTCAAGCGCGTCAGCAATTCGAAGACTATGATTATGTAATGGAAAATTTTGCAATTCCGATGATTAAAAACGACCCCGCATTAGCATACAAGATACAGCAATCGAAAAACCCAGCTCAAACAGCTTATAGATTAGGGAAGTTATCTGATGATTACCAGGAGGCAACCGTGAAGCAGCAAGTAAGTCCTAAAGCTGAGAAGATTCTAAAAAACTCTTCAAGACCTGTCAGCGCCAATGCTGTAGGAAGTCCTCTCAAAAATCAAGCCGATCAATTTTCCAAAATGAAGCCTAATGAAATCTGGGAAATGTCTCAGAAGTTTGCTAGAGGGGCTTAAGATGGAAATAAGAAATGACTATTACAACAAGCAATAGCCTTCCGCCGCCTGTACAGCAATGGTTTGACAACGTTCTTTTATCAAGACCGATGCCAAAACTCATTCACAAACAGATGTCGATGAAGAAAGAGCTGCCACCAAATAGCGGACGTATCGCGCGTTATCGTAGATACACTAATTTGGCGACAGCAACAGTACCACTCCCAGATTCGGGACTTACTCCTCCAGGACAAGTTTTGAATGCTGTGGATATTGATGCAAGAATTGATTTTTACGGGACCTATGTGACCATTGAATGTGGTGGTCACTTTAATAAATCTGCTCTAATTGACTTGGAACTCCTTGTAGCATAGCCAAAGGACAACAAGGGGCAAGGACTTAATTTTTAGGAATTGGTTTATGAGAGTTAATCTCACGAGAAAAAGCCCAACATTCTTCTCTAAGGTCAGAAACTTCTTTAGGGATTTCAAAACGGCCACCGATTCCATTATATGTTTTTCTCATTTTGAGCATGTTTTCAGCATGAGGTTTTTTAAGTTTAATGAAAGGAAGAATAAGTTCAATCAGCTGAGTAAGACGATTGCCGGTTATTTCGACTCCATAAAGAGATCTTCTAGGAGGTTTTTTATTGAGGCAAGTAGTAATGCCACCAAATTTAGAAACAACCCAATCGATCAAAGACCTCTCAATACAATGTATGGACAATACCATTCCATAGCATTGACTTGTATGTTTGTAACCTCGGCCCTTGCGCTTACTTATATGGAAAGACCCGTCACCATCAATCAATCCGGCGAGATAAGCCAGATCGATAATAGTTATGGTGCTTGTGTCAATCAATGTATTTCTTTCACTCATATAACCTCCAATGTTGATATCATTAGTAGTGTACACAAAATGAGAATGAATGTCCAGCCTGAACGACTTAACGAGTGGACTCCGAAAGGAGATGCGAAAGTCTGAACACGAGCTATAAATAAAACTCGTGAGGATGGGTCGAAGAACCTGTCCCGCCTTCAACTAAAGAAGGTCATAAAAGTAACAGCTAAAGCACTGACTCTGTGATGTTTATAAATCAGGATCCTGTGTTGAATCAAACAGTCTCTCTTTTAGCGCAATCTATGAGGGAAACAGAAGACGAGTTAATTAGAAATATGCTCGCCTCTACCGCTTCAGTTATTAACTGTACTGGTGGAGTAAACGGGGACAATCCAACAGAATTGGCTCGTAGCGATATTGACGCGACTGTATTAGCATTGCTCGGAAACGATGCAATGATGATTTCGGATAATATTGAAGGTAGTCTGAAATTTGGTACAGCTCCAGTTCGTGAAGCATTCTGGGGTATGATGAATACTGGAATTATTGACGACTTAGAAGCAGTGACTGGGTTTATTTCTCAGGCACAATATCCTTCAAATATGAACGTGCTCAACGCCGAATGGGGTTCAGTATCGAATATTAGATTCTTGTACTCTTCAAAAGGCTCTCAAAGTTTGAATGCCTCTTTGAATGGTAATACTGTTTACAACATCTTTGTTACAGGACAAGAAGCTTATGCGATTATTGAGCTTACAACAGCGACAGCAAGCTTCATTTATACACCTCCAGGAGGACCTACCGATCCTCTTAGACGTTTACAGTTAGGTGCATGGAAGATGGCACAAGTGCCTCGATTAATGAACGATGCGTGGTTATTTAACTTACGCGCTACACACTCATAATAGGAGGTAACTATGACTTTTCCAGGTAGAGCAATGGTACAGGGGACAATAACTGTAGCTTCAAGTTTACCATCAACAGTAAACGTGAACTGTGGTTTTGTTCCTTCTAAGGTAAATATTGTTAACCAAACGCAATTTGGTGCAACAGGTACAGGTAACGAAAATATTCAATGGCTCGATTGGCAAAGCGATAGCCCAACCAAAACGAATGCCGTATTTATTAATGCTGCTGGTACTGCGTTGGTTCCATCTCAAATTACTTCTAATGCTATTTCTACCTATGATGGTAAAGGTATTGCATTAGGTTCTCAAGTTACAGGAACAACGATCACTAAAGCAAATCCTGCGGTCTGTACTGCTACAGCACATGGTTTGCAAACTGGTGATGTTATTTTGATGACTAATAATGCTGTTATGACGCAATTGGGCGGTTTATATTTTAGCGTTACCGTAACAGGTGCAAATACATTCACGATTCCAATTAATACTAATACAGCCAACTTTACTGCAGAAACTTCATTCAAGTTTAGAAAGGTAACAGTTTCTCAGCTGTTTTATCCTGGTAGCAATCCAGGGCGTCTTAATATTAGCAATATCACTGCTGCTAATCCTATGGTTGTGACTACTTTATCTAACCATGGTTTAACAGTAGGTCAGCAAGTGCGTTTGAGAGTTCCATCCGCTTTTGGTATGGTTCAAGCAAATAACTTGCAAGGGATAATCACAGCTGTAACGACTACGACATTCACACTAGGTGCAGTCGATTCTAGTGCGTTTACAGCATGGGCATGGCCAGCGACTACTTCGGTACCGTTTAGCCCCGCTCAAGTTATTCCTGTTGGTTCTGGTCCTGCAGCTTCTACATTCGGTCTTGTTACTTACAATACGGATGTTCTTGATGATGCGACATTAAACCAACAATTCCAAGGTTTCACGATTGGTACAAACATTTTAGTTGCTTCCGCTGCTGGTACAGTGGGTGTAACTGCATCCGATGTATTGACATGGACCGCTTGGAGACAAGACGCGTAATAATAGGAGGGGTTTTACCCCTCCTTATGTAAAGGAAAATTATGAGTTTTACACCTGACAGATTAGCGATATCATCGATAAGCCAAGCTAATCCTTGTGTAGTGACAACATCAACAAATCATAATATGACCACGGGTCAAGTTGTCCGCTTACATGTCCCTCAAACTTATGGAATGGTAGAACTCAATCAAAGACAAGTGAGTATTACAGTTTTGACACCGACTACATTTAGCATACAAGCAACGCAAGTGCCTTCTACAGTAAATATAGATTCAACTAGATTTGCGGCTTTTTCTGTACCATCAAATCCTCAATTTACAGCAGAAGTAATTCCGATAGGATCGGGCCCTACATCAATTTCAAGTCCATCTCCTTATGCTACATTAAATATTGCTGATTCTCTTGTAGGAGATGCAACAACAAACATTTCAACAACACCAATACCATTTTAAGGAGCTAAAATGACAAAAACTTTAGTACAACCAAAAGAGACCAGAAAGGTTCTCATACATAAAGCGATTAATAAACAAGCTGTCAATACAGATTCAATAGAAGCCATGACTCCCGAAACAGACAAGAAAGTTATAGGTCAGTTTGTAAATATCGAATGTCCAGGACAGCCGGCCAAAATATGCGGCAAATACTATCGAGGAATGGAATATTTTAGCGAAGTAATGGAAGACGGCAAAAGCTATACAATTCCTTGGTCGGTTGCTCGCTTTATCAACGAAAGATGCGTTTTTGAAGAACATACAAGTCTTTTGGATGAGAAAGGAAATCCCATTAAGGGAAATAAGAAAAGACCACGTTATAAATTTATCATAGAGAGTATGACAGCATGACCACTGTATGGGATCTATCTAGATTAAGATATACCGTAAGAAAGCTAACAGGTAAGTTTGATACCAATCAATTACCAGATTCAGGACCTGGAACATTCACAAATGGGTTTTCACCCGTTTCTGTTGCAAGTCCTCCTGGAGTTGATGACTATATCAATGATTATTATCTTTATGATATGCCCGAAGATGCCAGAATTTTGAAGCTTCGGGATTTCTATAATTTCTTTACGATACCCAACTGCGGAACCTATACGATTCCGCAATGGATTAATCAGATCTATGATCCCATTTACATCGATAACTATCAATTTGCTTGGTACCAAAGCCCTGATGTCTTTTATAGAATATGGCCAGAGCTTAATTTCATTGATAGGAATTTATTTACTCCTGATGGATCAACTTCTACATTTCCTTTTACACTAACGCAGACACCAATTCAACAAGGAACGGTTGTAATCGGTCTTAATCCCAATATTGATGGTCAAGCTGCGGGAGCTCTAGAAACATTTACTGATGTCGATTATCCTATACCTCTTGATATTCCTAAAAATCAATATTTCGTAAATCCCGGTACATTAACAGGAAATCAAGGCGGAACAGGAACTATTGATTATTTGACGGGTGCGGTTTCAATTACCTATGCAACAGACCCGCCTAGTGGCGCAACCAGTTCTTGTCACTACCATCCCTATGTAGCAAGTAGACCAAGAGATATTCTTTATTGGCAAAATCAGCTATTTATAAGACCCATTCCAAATGACACATATGCCGTTAAAGTAATGGCTTATATGATGCCTTCAATCGTTCTAAGCGCCGCTTCAAATGCTCAACAACAATCTTCTTTTCGAGCAACAACGGCTTCCGCCGGCGCTGCTGATGCAGGTTACATTCAAGGCTTTGATGGAACAAGTGCGCAAGCTCCTTTTACAGGTACGCAAAATCAGCTTCCGCAATTTAATGAATGGTGGCAGCTAATTGCATATGGAGCTTCTTTAAAGATTTTAGCGGAAGAAGGGGACTGGACCGAATATGCAGCGTTGGAAAAGATATATGAAAAGCAAAAACTTTTAGCGCAAAGAAAAACAATTAAACAGTTAGGAAGTC